ATGATATAGACCCAGAAGAGGATGATAGTCCTTTTTGCATGGTTTCCAACTTTAGCTGTCCAACATGCCAAGCGCATGTCGAGTTTTACGTACCAAGAGAGTTAGATGACTGAAGTTAATAAGGTCGAATGCATACGCTGTAAAGCGACGCATCCAGAGACACTCTACTCTGGAGACGACCGACTCTGTGTATATTGCAAAGCTGATATAGCCGAGCAAGAACCCCTACCCTCTGAAGTAGAAGCGGTAGAACCTGCACAGCAAACCGTAGAAGAAAAAGCACGTGCGGAACTTGCACTTAGGTTTTTAACCCGAAAACGACTACTACCTTTTGTAGAGCGTTTTAACCCTGATTATCAAGCGGGTTGGGTCCACAAAGATATATGCCAGCGATTAGAGGGGTTCTCAAGAGATGTCACTGAAAAGAAATCTCCAAGACTTATGCTATTCATGCCACCCAGGCACGGTAAAAGCACACTTGCGTCGGTATCGTTCCCAGCTTGGCATTTGGGTAGAAATCCAGGCCACGAATTTATCAGTTGTTCGTACTCAGGCTCTCTTGCAATGGCGTTTAGTCGAAAAGTTCGTGGCCTCCTGCGTGAAGAAGGGTTCAAGTCTGCTTTCAAAACCCGTCTTGACCCGCAGTCACAGTCTGCTGAAGCTTGGCTCACAACTGGTGGCGGTGGTTTTGTCGCTGCTGGTGTCGGCGGTGGTATCACTGGTAAGGGCGCTCATATACTTGTCATCGATGACCCGGTAAAAAACAGAGACGATGCGGAGTCCGCGAATGCTAGAGAATCAACATGGGATTGGTACACGTCAACAGCGTATACGCGACTCGCTCCTGGCGGCGGCGTTCTGGTTATTCTTACTCGTTGGCATGACGATGATCTTGCTGGGCGATTACTTAAAGCAGCAGCGGATAAAGGAGAACAGTGGGAAGTAGTTAACTACCCTGCCCGAGCCGAAGTTGACGAAGAATTTAGAAAGACCGGTGAAGCATTACATCGTGAACGGTACGACGAGGATGCCTTAGCCAGAATTGAAAGAGCCGTTGGCCCGCGAGATTGGTCAGCGCTATACCAACAGAACCCTGTTGCAGATGATGGTGACTACTTCACACGAAGCATGATCCATTACTACGATCGTGAAGACATAGACCACGATCGGATGAAGTTCTACTGCGCATGGGATTTGGCTATTGGTAAAAATGATCGGAATGACTACACCGTGGGCATAGTAGTAGGTGTGGATGAGAACGATCAGATGTTTGTAGTTGATATGGTTAGAGGGCGATTCGACGGCTTTGAGTTAGTCGAGCAGATCCTAGACCTGTACGAGACTTGGAAACCGTCAATCATAGGAATTGAGAAAGGCCACATTGAGATGGCCCTCGGACCGTTCCTCGAGAAGCGTGTACGTGAGCGCGGGTTATACGAAGCGTATTTTAAAGATTTGAAGACGGGGCGTCGTGATAAAGAAGCGCGTGCCCGAGCAATCCAAGGGCGGATGCAACAAGGCATGGTATTCCTGCCTAAAGAAGAGAATTTTACGGGCCCCCTCGTAGCGGAGTTATTGCGCTTTCCGAATGGGGTACATGATGACCAAGTGGATGCGCTTGCTTGGATCGGTTTGATGATGACGGAGTTCAGTACGTTTATTGAGCGAGTCGAACACATACCATCCTGGCGCGACAAACTACCTGGTCTCCTTAAAGGCGAACGAACTAAATCAGCAATGAGCGCATAAAAATGGCTACTACAAAAATATCCCCAGCAAAAGAAGAAGAGATTACTCGCGCACAGTGGGATCGGTACGAACGGGCCCGCGACAACGGTCACCTCGAATACGTGCAAATGGCTAAAACCTGTGATGAATATTATCAAGGCGCGCAATGGGATGAAGATGATAGAGCTGCACTAGAAGCTGAAGGCCGCCCTGCCCTTACTATTAATACTATTCTCCCTACCGTTAATACTATCTTAGGCGAGCAGTCTACCCGACGCGCTGACATCCAGTTCAAACCTCGTCGAGGCGGCGACCAAGAAGTAGCGAACATTCTGACTAAGCTGTACATGCAGATTGCCGATAACAACAAGCTCGACTGGGTTGAGCAGCAGGTGTTCAGCGACGGTTTGATTATGGATGGCCGTGGGTACTTTGATGTTCGTATGGACTTTAGCGACCACGTTGAAGGCGAAGTTCGGATTACGTCTAAAGACCCCTTAGATATATTAATCGACCCTGATGCTAAAGATTCTGACCCAAAGACTTGGAATGAGGTTTTTGAAACCAAGTGGATGACGCTTGATGAAGTCCAAGAGTTATACGGCAAAGACAAAGCCGACCGATTACTTTTCATCGCCGAAAACGGTATGAGCTTCGGCCCAGACTCGATTGAGTATCAAGAAACACGTTACGGCGATACCGAAAACTCTGATGATTACTTTGGTTCGGGCGTCCCAGGAGATGATGAATACCGCAACGTAAAAACCTTGCGTGTCGTGGAGCGTCAACATAAGAAGCTCGGGCGTGCGTCTTTTTACGTCGACCCCGATACAGGCGATCAACGTCAAGCACCGGATGAGTGGAACGAAAAGAAGCAGAAGAAATTTGCTAAACAGTACAACCTTACTCTTATTACTAAAGTCGTAAAGAAGGTCCGATGGACTGTAACTTGCGATCAAGTGGTTTTACACGACGGTTGGTCACCCTACAACGATTTTACTATTGTCCCGTTCTTCTGTTACTTCCGTCGAGGAAACCCTTTTGGCGTTATACGTAACCTGCTATCTCCCCAAGAGCAGCTAAACAAGATCGCGTCTCAAGAACTACACATCGTAAATACTACCGCTAACTCAGGTTGGATGGTGGAGTCAGGATCTTTAGTAGGTATGACAGCTGACGATCTTGAGGAGCACGGAGCGGAAACAGGACTCGTACTTGAATATGCACGGGGCACTAACCCTCCACAGAAGATCCAACCCAACTCAATCCCTACGGGCTTAGATAGAATCGCGCAGAAAGCTGCTGCGAATATCAAGACTATCTCTGGTGTAAACGATTCGATGTTAGGTACCGATAGCGCGGAAGTGTCTGGAGTTGCGATTCAAGCTAAACAGAACCGTGGCGCGATTATGATTCAAGTGCCTTTGGATAACCTACGTAAAACTCGTCACTACCTTGCAGAGAAGATCCTTAATCTAGTACAGACTTTCTACACAGAGCAACGCGTAATTCAGGTAACTAATGACGAAGACCCGCTGAAGCCTAGAGAGCCTATGGTCATAAACGAACAATCTCCTGAAGGCGAGATTATTAACAATCTTACAATTGGAGAGTACGACGTCATTGTAGCTACAGCCCCTGCGCGAGACAGCTTTGATGAAGTGCAATTCGCAGAGGCAATTAGCCTTCGCCAGGTCGGCGTTGCCGTACCAGATGACGCTATTGTTGAGTACAGCCACCTAGCTAAAAAGGGCGAGTTAGCTAAACGTATTCGTACCCTTACTGGCCAAGAGCCACCGACTCCAGAGCATGCAGAAGCACAAGCGGCTCAACAGCAGATCCAGATGCAAATGTTACAGCTAGAGATCGCTAAGTTAGAAGCTGAAGGTAAGAAGCTACAGTCTGAAGCAGCTCTCAATATTGCCAGAGTACAAGATGTGGCAGAAGTTAGTCCACAGATGCGTATGGCTGAGTTACAAGCGAAACTCGAGATGAATGAGCAGCAGTTAGGTTTACGTCGAGAGCTTTCATCGGAAACAAACACAATCCGTCAATCTCAGAGTGAGACCAGCGCGGCAACTAAGATAGCCACCACCGCTATGCAGCAGGCTAAGTCTGCTGCTAACAACCCCCAGGAACGATAGGAGTTCTTAAATGAGTAATCAAGAAACAGTAGTAGAAGAAGAAAACACAATGTTCGACGTTATGCCGGGTGCGGACAGACCAGAAGCCGATGATGCAGCTCCGCTCGATATGAGTTTTGCTGAAGTCGCAGAGGCTCTAGCTGAAGACGTCGTTGAGGAAGAAGCAGAAACTGTTTCTGAAGATGAACAAAGTACAGAAGAAGAAACAAAAGATGCCGAGGAAGAAGAAGAGGTCGAGGAAGAAGAAGAAGTCGAGGAAGAGCTAGAAGCTGCCGAAGAGCCAAAGCCTAAGAAAAGCCCAATGGTTCCAAAAGCCAGACTTGACGAAGTGCTCGCTAAACAGAAAGCGCTACAAAAGCAGCTTGATGAAATTAATACTGCGAACGAAAAAGCAGAAGAAGCTCCTGATACTTACGATTTTGATTCGAAAGAAGTTGAGTACCAAAGCATGGTTCTGGACGGTGAGACAGACAAAGCAGTCGCACTCCGAAGAGAGATCCGAAAAGCTGAAAAATCTCAACTAGAGTTTGAGATGCGCCAAGAAATGTCACAGACCGTCAAACAAGACCGTCAAATGACAGCGTTGCAACAGGCAGCTAATGCAATGGAAGAGGCTTACCCCGAATTCAACCGTGCATCAGAGAGCTTTAACGAAGAAATGACAAACGAAGTTGTACAACTGCGTGACGCGTTTATTGTAAGCGGCTACGACGCAGTAGATGCGCTATCAAAAGCTGTAAATTTCGTTGTTAAAGATAACGATTTAGATGGACCCGTTGATCAGGGCCCTGCTCTAGCTGCTAAAGCAAAAGCTGGCGATGAAATGGCTAGAAAACGCGCACAGGTTAGTAAGAAGTTAAAAGCTGCAGAGGCTCAACCCCCGGAGTTACCCGGCGAGAGCGCATCGCGCGGCGAGACAAAAGGTCTTGATCTAGCGACTATGACAGAAGATGAATTTAATGCGCTACCCGAAGCTACACTTCGTAGACTTCGCGGCGACATTGTATAAAGAGGTGATATATGGCATCCAAGAAAGATCCTCGGCTCGCGCGGGCCGGGGTATCCGGCTTTAACAGCCCTAAACGCACGCCAAGCCACGCCAAAAAATCGCATATAGTAGTTGCGAAATCTGGCGACCAGATCAAAACAATACGTTTTGGAGAGCAAGGTGCATCTACAGCGGGCAAGCCCAAAGCGGGCGAGTCCGACAAGATGGTAGCTAAACGCAAAAGCTTCAAAGCCCGCCACGGTAAAAATATTGCAAAAGGCGTTATGTCAGCGGCCTATTGGGCTAACAAAGTGAAGTGGTAGTTGTGCGCCCTGTAATTTACATACTATTTATACTGTTATCCTCACCCACTTGGGCTCAAGACGAAGAGCCTATGGGTGATACTGATTCAAATAATGTGCAGGACGGTTCTCTTAATACCAATACTGTTGGCTCAGTTGTTTCCTCGAACAATAACAGTAAGGATGACAGCGTTACCAATACTTATAACGGGGCTGGTAGTAGTTCTGACACACCAGTTATGACAGCAGTAGCGCCCTCTTATATGAGCAATGGCATGGAGACATGCTTGATGGGTAGCGGCAGCTCAATACAAACTGGGCTAATTGGACTCTCAAGAGGTGGATATAAAGTAGACGAAGGTTGCCAAAGACGTCGTGATAGTAAAGTGCTTTCAGATTTGGGCATGAAAGTGGCAGCAATAGCTAGGATGTGCGAAGACGTAAAGGTTTGGAGGGCGCTATTTGTATCGGCAACCCCCTGCCCTTTATTGTCGAAAGGTAGATTAGTAGTTGGTAAGCGAGCATTTCTTTTAATGAAGATGCAACCAACTCTTTTTATTCCAGATTACGGGGATGTGAATATGCGCGTGAGTGCGACGTGGTCAAAGCGTCCACCAGTAGCGCGGTTTACAGAAACCCAAAAATTTTATAACGCAATCTTAGGTATAGGGGTGGTAGATGATGAAAATAATGAAGAGACTAGCGCTAGCGAGTCTGTTAGTCAGCAGTTTAGGCGCTCAAGCAACTGAGTTAGACGACTTACTAACGGCGTCTGCCGCAATTGTTGACCAGATAAACACAGGTATTTTAATGTCAGGCGCAGCACAGGGCTATGCTTACACCGGCGCTGGCATATCGAACGGAACACTGGCAGGAACATCCCACATTTCTGCGGCCCAAGTAACTGCTTATAATGAGGCGCTTACTGGGATGACTACGTATTTACCTTACGGCAGCGCTCAACAGTATTTAGAAGACCAAGCTGCTACTGAACTTGACGCCATGAATGACGCCATAGGCGAGTTCACCGCTGTCGTGGTGGACATGTTGGCAGT